TTGAACATGATTTATAGTGATTTTGTTACTTTTTTTCATTACATTTATGCATATTACTCATAACTGTAACGAATATGCACACTTACTGCCACTCTTCCCAACATTGAGTAACAGTTTTGTAGTCAATGATTACTTTCTCTCGCTTGCGCTGTCCTGCTTCTTCTGCGCCCATTACAGCACCCAGAAATGTCATTGCATCATTACCACTTCCAGAACCAAACTGATTGCCTATTGCTCCACCGAGAAGAAGACCAGTAAACACTTCTCCACCCGATGCTGGTCGTTCAATCATCCCATAGACAGGAATCTGAACTTTCTCACATACTTGGACTTTCTTCAAAAGTTTAGCAGGACTTTGATCATACGCATTTGTTGAACAACTTGCTAGTAGACCCAGTCCTAATGTTAAGATTAATATATTTTTCATAGTTATACCTCGATATTTGAAATACTATTATAGCAAACAATTAAGGCTTTGTCAACCCCTATATTAAAAGTGAAGATGCTGTCGTTGCTTCTGAACTAAACCTCACCCGTTTCAGCTTACGCATTCTTCACTACGGTTTGCAGTTGTCTCTGAGTCGTTTGTTTGTGGCAGTCACTCCACTTCTATCATCGCATGACCAAACTGCTGACTAGTCACCAACTAAGTGACTTGTAATTAAAGTTTTTCAGATATATACTTTGATATATCAGTGATATCCTTGTCGCTTAGTGCTGATGCTTGTGACCACATCATATTTGATTGCTTTCCAACTGTACCACGATCTTTGTAAGTATTCAGTCTATCTAGAATATAGTCATATGATTGACCAGATAGTTTAGGCCCTAGTCCACCTTCTCCATTCTGACCATGACAGCCCATGCATCCACCCCATAACTTTTCGCCTGGATCTGGTGCTTCTACTACGATACCATTTGCTTCGTTGTATGCCGCAACTTCGATTGCTTTCTGTTTTGCGATTTCACGATTACGCTTGAGTTCTTCATAGCATTCTCCAGTACATGAGTGAACATAGCCACCACCCTTATACTCGATCTCTGGATAAATCACAGTGCTATAGAACAGCGTGAATACAGTAAGACCCGCTAATACAGCCCATAACTCTTTCATATTATACTCCTGTTGATCCGAAGCCACCGCTTCTGTCTGTTTTCTGGATAGGCCTAACACCTACAATTTTGAAGTCAAATCTTTTAGAAACATTCACAATCTCACCTTGAGCGATTCTCATTCCATCACGAATCTCCATTGGATTTCTAGATAGATTGGCAAGCATTACATATGACTGCTCAACATAATCCGCATCAACGATACCCTCACAGTTTGCTACAGTCACTCCTTGTTTCCAAGCAAGTCCCGATCTAGGATGTATTCTAAGTGATTGATTTTTATCCAGATCAAAAATTAACCCAGTAGGAACTAGACATCTTTCGCCAGCATAGATTGGAATAAATCCACTTGTGAGTTTTCGCTTTGTTGAAATGTTTGATGCGCCCATAACGGTCACTTCGTCTTGCTCTCGAATCGATGCACATAGATCGAAACAGGCTGACCATTCAGTACCATAGATTGGCAAATGGGCTTCATCAAATAGTTTATAGATTTTTAAATGTTGATTCAATTGCGTGAAAAAATCACTCATTATATAAGTTTCCTTTTATCGTTTTTTACCTATGCTGTATTTCGCTACTAGTTCCCAATCACCCTTCTCTTTGTGAGGAAGAATCTTAATTTGAGATAACGGGGCAACAGGCTCTTTGATTTGCTCTAAGTTTAGAGGCTTGATTAGTTCCCACTCTGCAAGTAAAGTTGCGATAGTGTTTCTTCTACCTTTATCTTCTTCAGAAAAGTCATTAGTCTTGCCGTCTAGCATAAACAACTCTTTGAAGTGGACGATGTAGTACTTACCTTGCTTGTGAAGTATGTGGCACGATTGAAATAGCTTCTGCTCTTTCTTGGAGGCAATACCAATGCGTGTTAGTGTCTCTTTGATTTTAAGGAAACTTTCTTCACTTGGTAAAGTAAACTCAACGAGTTCTTCTATTAGATTCATTTTTAATACCACCAGTATCTTGTTCTAGTTTTATAGTTTCAATTTGCTCACTAGACAACAAAGATAGATACTCTTGACCGATAATCTTATTACAGCCGTAGTACTCACATATCAATTCAAGTTCTTCATTACTAGCATTCTTTACCCATTTTGACCATCGCTTCTTGGGTCTAATAGTATTTATAAGATACTCGTACTGGGGTCGTTTTTCGAGCTGGTGGTATGTATTCATCTCATTCGCATAAAGAATCGTATCTGGAAAATAAGATAACGCATTGTTTGTTAGCCATGGCTCATAACCTCTTTCAGCTAACTCATCATTCTCACTATCACGCATCATATTCTTTTTAGTACTGTTGATAGAGGTTACATAATCAAATGGTTTGCTCATTCTGACTCTCCTCTATCTGATCTAAACAAACTTCGCATACTTGCACTTTACCTTCTCCATCTTGATAGTTGTAGACGATCTGACCAGAGTTTTCACCTAAAGGACTTTCACATAAGAAGCACTTTTCGTCTTCTTTCTTTTTCCAAAAGTTAGGCGGTAGTTTCATCATTATCTCACATTGAGTAGAGGATTAAGTCTACGCTTTAGTTCAGACTCTATCTCTTTATGAGTCACTGTGGATTGTATATCTTCATCAAATATCCTGACATAGCAGTCATCAAGATCACTGCCAAAGAATGTTCTCCACTTTTTTGCCGCTGAATGATTTTCATCCAATCTAGATTTGTTCATCGCTTCTTTTACGAATCTACTTAATCTAGTGCCAACACTCACTTCTGATTCACCTACATACATAGGCACACCGAAGTGTTCTGGATGTCCTTTGTATATAACATAAAGTCCAGGTTTACCGTGAAAGCCTTTTTGCTTCTCTTCAAGAAGACCAGTACCCTTTGTGAGAGTAAATCCTTGTTTAGTGTCATCGACATGACTAACTTTAGCACAAGAAAGTCTCTGAGATAATAATGTGTCTACAACTACATCTGCGGTTGCTATATGCTCACCCATCAAATTCTTCATTTCCAATCTACCTCTGCCATTAGAGTGGCAAGTGCCGCTACACGATTGATCTCAGAGTTTGCCACAAATGCTTCTTTATACTGATATTCAGCTAGAATAATAATCGCATCTGCGATACTTTGAGTAGTATTGATTCGAGATGGTAATGTATCATACAACTGGCGATACAGAACAGCAGAATCTACATCGACATTCTCGGCAACCCATTTACGAGTGGCAGTGAAGTCACGATTCTTCATCAAATCAATTAGACTGGATACGCTTTCACCAGACTTATTACTTAGTATGCCAGCATCAATATTGCCAGTACTAGAATAACGCTGAAGTTCATTAAGGACTCTGCGCCAATCTGGAAAATATAACTGTACAACTTCAGCAACTGCTTTTTGATCATAAGTAACACCTTCGTCTTTTAGAATACCACACACTCGTTTAAAGAACTGACTTGCCATTGCTGGCTTGTCTGCTTTATCGATTGAGAACTCGACTACACTACATCTTGAGTGAAGTGGCTCGATGATTCGATTCTTGAAGTTACAAGTCATAATGAAGCCACAGTTTTTCGAGAACTCTTCCATAAAGTTACGAAGTGCGGGCTGTGTGGAATTTGCGTTTAGATAGTCAGCCTCATCGAGGATAACATATTTTCTGCCACCAGTGAATGATACACTCGAAGCAAAGTTGGATATATCGTTGCGTAATGTGTCAATGTTGCCATTCATAGAACCATTGATCACAATGTAGTCAGCACCGATCTCTTCTAGCATAGCCTTTGCAATTGTCGTTTTACCGACACCTGCTCTGCCAGATAATAGAAGATTAGGCACATTCTTTTGATCAACGAACTGTTGGAATGTTTTCTTGAGTCGTTCAGGAAGAATAGCTTCTTGAACAGTTTGTGGGCGATAAGATTCTACCCACAAGAAATCTTTCTTGTCACTCATGTAAATCTCCATAATATAAAAATAAAGTCGGGGAGAGTGTTACCTCTCCCCTTATCACTACTACTCTGCGGCTTCAGCAGGTGCCTCTTCTGGAGCATTATAAGCAGAAGGTGGCAACTCAATATCTTCGCCTTTTTCTTTTGCTAATCTCAAAAATGCAACAAGTCTTTCACGAACAGTACCAACTTGCACTAACTCATCACCTTTGATTGCGCCTCTAGTACTAGTCACATCAATGATCTGCACACAAGCCATGATATCGCCATATGACAAACCAGGCTCTTGATTACCCTCTTCTGGGGCAGTTGTTTCTTCACTCATTTTATACTCCTTATCTTGATTCGATTGCTATCCAGTACTGGACAACATCTGATTTAAAGTGAGCCATACCTTTAGAAGACAAAGTTACTTCATAATCAGTTGGCACTAATTTAAGATTATCAGTCTTGATAATCATGTTGAAGGGTTCAGTTGAAACACCTTCAGCTACTACGACTTCGTATTTATCTGCTGTGGAAGTCTTACTATCAACGGCTGATAACTTAATTGTACTGCCGTCACTTGAGAACGCAACTTCTGGTAATTGTAGAACACCAGTAGCACGAATCACGCTGTCGATATCTTGCCAAGTAACATTCACTGTTGCTTCTGGATTAGGCACTACGATATCTTTATCTGGGGGAGATACGATCAAAGACTCAGAAGTATATGTGTAGTTTACTTCACTTTTGCCACCTTTGATAGTGAATCGATCATCACCAAAACCAACTTCTGGATTTTCGAAAAGTGATAGAGTCGCAAGTAAGCGAGACAGATCGTAAACACCTGCTTGTTGATCTACAGTCTCGGTAATTGTTGCGGCTGCCATCACAGTCTTTTGTGGCGATATGGTTCGTACTGTAGAACCTGGCTTGAATACGATACTTGGATTGATCGTAGCAAAGTTCTTTAGTACACCAATGGTTTCATTACTAAATTTCATTGTTTGATTCCTCATGGTCATGGTTATAAAGTGCTATCAAAGCATAATGTAAAACTTTCATCAAGTCGGCACGATTATAGCCATCTTTCTTGCCATATCGTTGGACATATTTTAGAACATTTCCAAGAGCGAACCCTTGTCCATGTCCACAGTCAATAATGAACTCTGTTGACTGAAACTTGTTTCTTGAGTAGTGGGCTGAGTAAGTAGAATCGATATAATCTTGTAACTCTTGTATCAACTCATTCTCATTGAATTTATAGGCGATATCATCATCGGCATAATATTCATAATCATCTTCTTCAAATGGCGGTATTCTGCCATCGGGGTCAATCCCCATGTTTTCATCTTCTGGCGGTTCTCTCAACCAGTAATTTATATAGCCCATTATTTCTCCATTATCTATCAGTTTGCTCTAAATCATTTTCGGCTCGGTGTATCGCTTGCAATCTCAAGATGTCAGCCGCAACATCATGAGTACTATCGTGAGCAATGAACGCTTTCTTCCAATACTCTTCGTCAGCTACTGGCACAAAACCACTTCGGGTTGTGTAATTGAACTTTGCATCAATGTGGGTACGAACATCTCTCACAGTGTAGAACTTTAAAGCCTTGTTCAAGGCATCAACATTTCCAGTAGACATCATATGCCTAGAAAGTATGATCGGGTCAAAAGTATTACCTCTAGACCACCAATATTTAATCTTACCAGCATCTTTAAGATAGGTGAGTATTGTATCACAAAACTCGACTACAGTCAAGTCATTTGGAGAAGGCTTCATTTTATCTCGGGCTTCTTTAGGAAGACTTTCCCACCATTCAACATCTGCCTTTAGAAAAGAACAGTTGTAGTTATCCATTTGGTCTTTGATGTCCAGCTTAACTGTCTGAATTGTGTCAGCTAACTCTTCAAAGGAATAGGGATCATTTAGAAATCTGTCCCAGTCAAAAGTACTATATGCCATATCGACTACGGGACAAACAAAAACATTTGCCCCAATAGTCTCTAGATCGAAAATAAAGTCTTGTCGCATTAAGATACCATCTTATAAGGTTGGTTCCACTTACCAAAGTTAATGTCGGTATAATGACTTCTGTGGTAGTAATCAGTCATCATATCATCGTTGTTAAAGTAGTCAGGACCTTTCATCGCTGAAATAAGTTCAGAAAGAAAAGAAACAAGTGTTGGGTTATCTGCGTAATGGTTCTCATAGTGATACTCATTTATTTGATAATGATCACTTGGCTTGAACGCAACAGCACCTTCTTTAATGTTCACAACTAGAGTAGAATGGTGACGAATAGCGATAGATGCTTTCACTTTGTACTTTTTAAGAACTGCTTTGATAGCAGGAGCAAGTTTTTTCTTGTCATCTTGAGATACATAAGCCATAATATAATTCTCTCTTCAATTCAATTTATACAAGTATTATAACACACTGATCAGAAAAGTCAAGGGTTATTTTGAAAATAATTCAGCAAGAAGAATTTTGCGTTTTTGCCAGTTAGAAAATGACATGGTTTCGATGCCATTCGCTCTACATTCAAACATCTCTTCATCATACTGCTCTCG